ACCGGTTCCTAGCGGAAAATGTTAATGATAAAGTCGGAACGTCCTAGGTGACGGTTATTGGAAGTGGGCAAAGATCTCACCCACTAGGGTCAGTGTGACGTCGTACCCGAGCTGACTCAGGTAGTCCGCGTGTTGAGCCGGTGTGGTGCTGTTGGTGAAGCTGACACTGAGCGAGACCGCGCTGAGTATCTCCCGTCCGGCCTCCCCGGTTTCCAAGTGCACCTCGACCGTAGAGCCATCGATTTCGCGCTTTTCGGTAACAGAGCACGCTGACTTCCTGACTAGGGTGGTATCCGTCAGTAGTTTCTCCGCTGCTTGTTTCGCGAATTTCATGTGCGCCACTGCATTCTCTTGGGCCAACTTGGCGTACCATGGCTGTCCAGTCCTGAACGCCCTCTTTTCTAGGAGATAAATCCTGGCCGCGAGGCCTTCGATTGCCACGGCGTGGTTTGGGCTGGTTGGTTTCCTGCTCGCCATGACCTCCAGCACACCGGGCGTGGGCCGCCGGCCAAGCCCCCTCATCATCTCGCAATAGTCGTCTACGGTACTGTTCGTCGCGTACCGGCCGTCGCTGCTGGGGCTGAGCGAGGTATAGGTCGGGGGAGCCTTCTGGATTCCCACGGACTCGAAGTCGATCTTGGTGACGTTGTTGACGTAACGTAGGTTTGGGAGGTCCTGGAGTGAGATGGTGACTATGTCTGCCACCTCGCACCGGAAGTGATGGTAACCCAAGTTCACAGCAAAAAGTTCCGATTTGGTCCCGTCGGTGGCTTTCATGCGCAGCGTGAAGCTGCTCTTCCATCTGACAACGCCAACCTGCCCAACCGCCACTCCATCTAAGGGCCAGGAAACCTCCACCGTGTAGACCATTCCCACAACTGGATCGTAAGTGGCGTTGCTGAAGTCGACCACTTCGCTCACCACGTTGAGTGGGAGGTAATCCCGCTTGTCGATTGGGAAGCGGGTGCGCAGTGCCCCTGCCACCGAGATGTTGATGAGGAAGTCCAGCCTCAGTTCCGGCGCTTCCGCGATGATGAGTGCCACCGACCCCATGTTGTTCCAGGGCCTGCCGGTGTGAAGTTGGATCCACTTTTCCTTCCCCAGAGCCATGTCGAAATCGATGGACATGTGCTGCGCGCCGATCGATATCTGCTGCCCTTCCGTTGCTGACGCCGCTGCCATGTCCGGGGTGATTTCCGGGTAGTGTCGGTTGGGCTGGCGCACCGCTTTTAGTATCCCGCTCAAGTCGCCAATTTTTCCAGACCTCGTCATGGTGAACGTGATCTTGGAGAGGGTCATCTCCTGGTAAGCTTCGGGGTTCACGTCGCATTCCATCTCCTCGAATATCTGCTTCGAAAGCAGGAATTTGGTGATGACGTCGTCGATCGCTGAGGAAGGGCCGATCGATCTGGCCAAATTGCGAACCGTGGCCGTGAAGGGCTGAGTAGTTTTCTCGCTCTGCGCCCTGAGGGGGAGGTCCTCCGTGCCCACCGATGCCCGGATAGTCTCGCTGACCACCTGGGGTTTCGCGGGCAGGGCCTCGGTTTGCAACACGCTGGTAGTCTTGTGCTCCATGGTCAAGTCGTCGCGTTATCACATTGCCTATAATATCATTAAACTTAGCCGCCGTATCACTGCCGAAATTAAGTATGCTTTTGTACATCCTCAGGAGCATGTCGGAAATGGAAACTGTAACCCCGTTGGTGGTATCGTGGTCGGGCCGGTATGGGTTTGGGATGAGCCCCGGCTTTGCCGCCTTGTCCCGCATCATACGATAGAAGGCGTCGCTGAAGTTCTGGCAGTTATGATTAGTGAGAGAGTAACCGTAGTCACTCGAAAAGTTCTTGACGAACCATGAAACGAACGCCGGTTGTTCCCCGTGGGCCATATACATTGGGTCTGACTGTCTAACGATACTGGTGCGGCCAGAAATCTGCCGGAAGATCTTATCGGCTAGTTCTTGAGCCCCCTGGCTGTTAATGGCGTCCAGCTTCGCGACTGTGTCAGCAGCCCTGATCTTATCGGGCTTGTGGCCGAGCTGGATTAGGAGAGCTTGCCTCTCAAGCAGTAGGTCCGCGGGGCTGGGTTCCGCGCTAAAATCTTTTAGCGTGCTGGAACGGACCACTCCATCCGGCCCTGTGACCCTGGCAGAAAAGGCAATACCAGGGTTGGCGATGGTGTTTGGAACGGCAATCGCGCCAACACCGAATGTGCCTGGTGTCTTGGCACCATCTGAAACCCCAACTTTGTAATGCCATGTGATGGTGCGGTCATTGGAGATGGCGAAAGTGTTCCGGAGGTTAATCCAACGATGTTCAGGATTGAGGTGCCGGCGCCTGATGTACTTGGCCACATAGCTGTTGGAGTTGTTGATAACATCTTGCAAACCTGCCGCACCTGGGAAGTTGATGATGGGCGCCGCCCTCTCCTCAATTATATTGGCGTGTTCACCGTTCGGGCTAAAGTCGCCGATGTCGCTGGGGCTCTCAGGATTTATCCCTTTGGACTTCAGCAATCGAACAACATCCGAGTTGTCCACAATCCTATCAGCCACAGAGGCGATGACATCGTCACGTTGGTGAGTGACTGTGTAGTCCCCGCGCTTTCGCCTCAGCAGGATGGCTTGGACTATGCCGAGAGTCATCTCCGCGGCAGCCTGTAGCTCCACACCGCGTTCTATCGAGCTGGCAAACGATATAGCGGTGGTTATGCCTGCCATGCGCAAAGTTGCTTTCATGCTAGTGGCAAACATAGAGGTGAGGTTAGCCACGTCCGCGGCAACGGAGAACAACGTGGGCCTTGTCAGCTTCTCGATGAAATCAAGTCGTTGGGTGAGGTCGTTGACCTCGAAACTCAGTTCCAGACCTTCCTGCATGAGGAGGAAAACAGCACCCCTAAGAAAGGCTTCCAATTCGGTTATTGTACTGCTAAGGATGGTTTGGCGGGGTGGAACGATGGTGACGTTGACAGGAGTAATGGCGTTGAGGGTAAAATCTATCTCTCGCGTGGTCTTCGCTACGTAGCTGGTCTGCTCGCCTGAGGATATGTTGTAGTCACCCACGCCATTCCGATAAGCGTTCTTCACCTTCTCAAAGCCCAGCTCAAACGTCTCGGTTGAGCCGGTGGTTTGCTTGGTGAAAACCTCCCCTTTAGGGCCGTCTTCCACAATAACGCTACCCTTATAGGTAGCGAGGAGACCGCCGGACAAGACTGTAAGTATGCCCGTCAGAACGACGGGTGTTTCGACCCCGTCGAAGGTGAAGTTGGCTTGGATGTCGCTGATGTCGCCGATTGGAATTGGGACCCCAGGGATGTTGTAGGTGAGCTCGACGTAGATCCGGACGATGCAGTTGGCATTCCACTCGGCGGTGAGAACCTCGTCATTACCGTTATAGCTCAGTCTCCACTCGGGATCCTGGGGTATGGTTTGGGAGAAAAGCTTGAGCTTCGCGCTCCCGTAGTCCACCCCAAGATCACCTTCATAAGACGCACTGTTGTCGCTTTTGATGGTGATCGAAGGTGTGGAGTTGTGGAAGCAAAACTTCTCAACGAGCTTCGCCCCTGCGGCAATGCCGCCCCCGATGGTGAGTTTCCCAGTCGTGCCCACCGCGCTACCGATGTGCTTGTTGACGCCATATATAGAACTGGACATGAGGAAAAGGACGCTCTCGGCAATTTGCAGGTCAACTATGCGGTTGGTGATGTTAAGATCCCCTGGATACGACGTCCGGAAATCTTCCACTGCGATCTTAAATCGCTTCAAACACTCCTCATCAAGTCGGGCGATCACCCAGTCCGCTGCCACGTAGTCCGCGTAGTTAGTGTAGCGCTGGGAGACGTCTGCGAGGACGTCAAGGTCCTCAAGGTCTGTAAGCGGATAGTCCATAAACGTTATTGGGGTTTGTTGCAGCTTGTCCTGATCGGATTCAATAGTGGTGCGGGTACCGGCAGTCACGAATGGTAGCTCGAGGATTTCCACCTCCTCGGTGGCTTTAAAGGCGAGCAGACGGGTTGTGACCCTGGGCTGGGGTAGGTTGGTGACAGTGACGACGGTTGGCCCCGATACAGTGAGTCCGACATCCACACTGTAGGGCTCCAAGATTAGTTCGGACGCGACGTCGTCGGGGAAAGCCTTGGGCCATCTAAGGCCACCTGACGTGATAGCGTATGTGGAGTTACCCTCGTCGCTGAGATGAAGTTGGTACTCCCCCTCGCCCAGAAGGAAAGAATAGGCCTGGGTGAACAACGGCAGTTTGTTTGTCTCCAGGTCGCCGGTATTTACGAATCCCGATTCGAACACAGCCATCTGCGTAGGGAGGCTGTTCGCCCTGAGTTCGCTGAGAATCTCACGTGTGGCTTTGACGTAGGCCGTCCCATTGGTGAGGGCCGCGGTGACCAGGTCGTCCAAATCCTCGATCGGCTTTTCATTGGGCGGCGTTGCATCCCCGACCCCTTCCACGCTTACATTTTCAAGCCAACCTCCACCGTTCGCCAGTCTTTTAGTGCCCAGCCCGCCTCCCCGGATGTTTATCCACCGAGTGAAGGCATGGTCTTTGCGAATGTACTGCTCGATGTCGCATGGTGGATCGTTTGTGAAGGCATAAAGCAGCCGCATGACACCATTCATGAACATCATCGTCGTCTTGTAATAGAGAGCATTGGCCTGAGCGCAGGCAATATGATCCTGGCCGGTTCTGACGAGCGTGTTGAGTTGGTCTGCGACCGCCTCCTGGTACTGTATAATAGATGTGCGATTGGGATACCTTCTGTTCAGAATTTTGGTCGCGATGCGCAGCACGTCGGGGAAGACAGTGTCGGTAAGTATGTACCCGACGCACGGGAGAACCTTTCCGCTCTCTATCTTGTAGGCATCAGCTATGCAGCCCGGGATGTTGTAACTGGACTCACGATGGACGGAGAAAATATCGTCACCCTGTGCAACGATCAACTTGATGTTTGGAACACCAACGACCATAGCGAAGAGGGTATAGTTGAGTTCGGTGTTGCACTTTAGGGTGTCTATACGACCGGACTGAAGGCACCAGTGGGACCTGGTATGTATCTCCTTCTCGTGACTGGTCCACGTGTACCCGTTGGCCTTGTAGCAGAACTCCATGATGCTAGGATCCACCCCGCACTGCCTGGCTATGTGTCTTTGGAGGTCTTGCGAAAAGCCCTTGTGGAGGGCATCATTGGATGTGAGGTCGCTAGCCGATCGCACATACCCGGGCAAAGGGTTCGATTTGCAGTAGTTCTCAAAGAAAGACTTGAACTGCTTCGGAGAAAGGCCATTGAGACGTTTTACGTATTTGGCTGTCGCAGCAGTGGCGCAAACTTCGACCGCCCTCGTCATGGCCATGCACATGGCATTGATCCACTTCGGTTGAGCGTTGATGTTTTGCGCTGCCTTCGCACCAACCTCGGGCTTGAACCCAAGGGCACAGCCCTTAACGACTGGTTTGTCCTGCTTCTTAATAAAGGCCTTGATCTGGAACCAGTCCTTGGGCATCTGGCTGAACACAGATGAAAAGGTTGGGGCATCTTTTTCGCCCATGGTCGCCACCGCTTCAGCGAAACACTTAGCAAGCAGTGCTTTGGTGACCTGGGGGTACCGGTGCCCCGCGAGTTCATCATGAGTTGCACAGAGCTTTAATGATAGTTCGTCATTCTGCTCCCTGGTCATTGGGTACATCTTCTTGGCGTTGCGTTCACAGTGACAATGTAGGGTCTGGTTGAGGTTGCGGTTGTCAATACGAACGCCGCTCATTGGTACACCAAATCTGTGGACGTCGGCGCTGTAGCTCTCGCCCGGCCCCAATGAGTTCTTCGGGACGTAATTCACGCTGGTGAAATCCTTGCAATTGGGAGCGATGTTGGTGTGATTGTAATACAATGTATCATTGGGGTTGCGTTCATCCACCCGTTTCTGGAAATGCCTCGTATAGCCCGAGAGGGCGTGGGGATCGAAACCGCAGTCCAGCCTGAACGGGTTGTCAAGGGCGACTTCCTCGATTTCCTCGGCCTTGTCAAGGAGTTCGGGGAAAGCCGTTGGAGTGATGTTCGTGGCGTACTCCACTAGCATAAGCTCGGTGGGGTTGATTTTGACCACCACCTCACCATTGCCATCATCAGACCTCTTAGTCTGAAGAAGGTTTTCATTGCTGGTGCGGTCTACCATACAAGCCACGACTCTAACCTCTGCTGCCGGGTCGTTGCTAAGCTCACGCTGGGCCACCACCTCGATGTTGCTCTCGTAGGATACTGCAGACATGGGTGACGGCCCTTCGGTTGTGATGAACGGTTTCTCACGCTGGGCCACCAATTCGGTGTTGCTCTCGTAGGACACTGCAGACATGGGTGACGGCCCTTCGGTTGTGATGAACGGTTTCTTGGGTTCGACAAACGTGCCGCCCCCGACTATCCCAGAAATAATCTGGTGGTTGCCATAGAGGTTCAAAACCTTTGCGTGCCTAGTGAGGCCAACAACGAGCAGCGAGGGAGCGGCCTTGATTATGTTGCCAGCAGTGGTCTCGAAATAGAGGTTAACCACATCCTCGTGTAGCCCCTGGGCTTGGGAAGCCGTGAGACTTGGGACCGCCCGTCTGAAGGAGGCGCGGGTTTTCGTATGGAAATGAATCAGAGGTTCTTCCCCTGGTTCCGAGCCCGGTTTGTGGGTAACAATCGAGACATCTTGGGTGCTGTTGGTCTTGAAGACTGGATAAACCAGCTTCCCGTCTATCTGCAACCCACTGAGGATAGCATGGATATCCTTGGGGATTGTGTAGGAAGTGTCAAGGTAATGCATCACCCCATCATCGAAGAAATTATGGATATCCTCCACCTGTAGCCTTGGCTTTTCTGCCTTACCTCCCCAGCTGTTCTGGTACCGATCACCGACCAAGTAAACGCGCTTCTTGGTCTTGAAGGCGAGTATGATGGAGAGAATCAAACCAGTTGGTATGAGCGTGTACTCGTCGAAAACGAGATCGGTGATCTTCAGGCGCCTACCGTTGCTCTTCTTGTGGCAAAGGGCCGCTGCTGGCGTGAGAGCGTGTACACCAGGCAGCTTGTCTGTGTAGGTTCTTGCTAAGTCCCCGGTGGCGCAAACAATCAGGGTGGTGGGTAGGCGGTTGGCGAAGAAACTTCGCACCGAGAAACTTTTACCTGACCCAGGTACACCCCTCACACCACCGATCTGGGTGACGTAATCTGTGGTGAAAGCCTCTGGTAAGAAATTGAGCGCGTCGGCATGGTGTTTGAAGGTCCCTTGAGAAGCAGTTAGGTCCACTGCCGTGGAGCCAATCATGGTGTTGAAAACCGCCACCGGCACCCTGAGTTCTGTCATCTTAAGGGCGTGGAAGTCAAGACGCCCGCCAGCGTCGACGCCGCGAGCTGGGGCCGGCGTACTGCTCTGTGTGGTCTGCATGAGAGGGGAGACCTGAGCCACTCCCGCGGTGTTAGTTGGGGCAACGGGCGCCACGGGGTGGTTCGTACTTTGGTTGTGCGTCACTGCTGCAGCTATGGGGTCGGGTTGGCCTGGGAGCCCAGTCGTTGATTGAACTGAGGCTCGCCTACTGCCAACTGCGCTAGTGGCTGCCACGCTAGACGCAACAGACGCGACCTGGACAGCTGTCTCTTTGAGAAGATCCGCCTGTCTCTGCATCTCCACCTTACTCATACGAGTGAAATCACCCCGCTTGCTGAATGGCACCCGGCAATCCTCTTGCGGCTCAACTGAGCCAAAGAGTATGCCATCGGCTAGCTGTTTCATGGGGTTGGCCTTCGGAATGGCCGGCTTGGGTCCAGCGCCGACCACGCGGCACATGACATTATGCTTGCGCGTTGGCACGGAAAGGCCGCGAATCTTCTCGGTCATGGGCCTTGGTGCGCTCGGCAAATCAGGAAAGGTGATTTCCGAAACACGAGCATTGGCCCTATTTTGGGCAACATGGTACGCCGACGCATTGACAGGCCTCAGCCCAACGCCTCGGGCGCTCTCAGCGCATATACGGCTAATCGGGGGAACAGGCCTAACCTTTGCTGCCAGGGACAACGGGTTGCGGCCGTTGTACTCATTGGTCGGGACGAAAGCCATGTAGTGTCCAACCCTGGCGCCCAGGGAGTAGTCGGGGGGGCTGAACCAGATGAAGACTCGTGCCCCGCCGTGGCTACCCGCGTAAACTTGGCTCGGATGGAACCCAGAGCCTGCGGTGTGGACGTGAATGTCCACCTCGAACATCTTGGCCACTGTTGCGATGCATTCGTCGGTCATGTTGAAGACCTTAGGAGGTTTCAAATCGGGATGAAGAACCGAGAGAGTCTCGTTTTTGATCATCATCGAATTCTCCATGTCTCCATATAGGGCCAGTGATAGAGCGTGCCACCCACAGTTGCCATCGCCTGGCACATTTCGGAGCACCGTGGGTCCCTGGTACTCTCTGGTGAGGAAACTGCCTGACGTGTTGCCAAGCTGCATGGTCTCCTCGCACCCCTGTTCGCAGACTGAGAAGGCAGGCAGGGGGCCGGTGGTGGAGCTGCACTCGCTTGCCCAACCCCCACCAATCATCCCACAACCGTTGACAAAGCTCTGGACGGCCTCACCATAGATGACCTGCATGATGGTGTCCGCGCTATAACCTAGGGTGTTGGGCGCGTTGGTCACCCACACCTCACAGAATTGCGGGTTTGGGCAGTAGTAACTGTAGCCGCTCCTCATGATGTGGTTATAGAGCTCATGGGCGTACGGGTTGGACGTGGCCACTTCCCGGGGGTGGAGCTGGAGTTTTAGGCAAAAGACTCCTAGCTTGCCGCCCTGCCTCGCGTCAAAGCAGAGGTCTTCAAGCCGATCGATGGCCTGCCGTTGCATGCGGGGCAGGTCCAGGCTGTTGTCGGCCCCTAGGTCACAGTAGTAAAGGTCGCTGTCGCGGACGTGACAATCTGGGCAAAGCAGATTGACACAGTTGCCAAGTCTGGGTTTGTTCGGCGTGATCCCGAAGGCTCCGCGGGCCATGCGTTTGGCGCCACGATGGATGGCATTCTGGTGGACCTCAGCATCCCAGAGGGCGGTCTCCGAAACCGGCTTTGAGGACATCTGCGTGTGGTGAACGAGAATGTCGGCGCGCGAGACAGAAGCGACCTCGTTAACAGCACCTATGTCGGAGAAGGGTGCTCCACAAACAGATGTGACGACAAACTTCCTCGTCTTGTCGGTGGCGTCCCAGGCGATGTCGCGAGCCACGAGGAGTTTGCGGTTAGTATCCCCCTTGACAGAGGAGTTGGCCCAGTTGTCATAGAAAGACGAGCTAGACAGGAGGCCATGGTCGGCGCGGAGGAGGAAGTTTGGGCTCCCGTGGGAGCAAAAGCCCCGGGTGGCTTGAACCAGATGCCCCGCTTCCGAGGGGACGATTTGCACCGCTCTGTCATCGATGATCGCGCCCGGGTAGAGGTGTGGCTCACCTCGGCCGAACAGCATCTTGTCTAGCGCGTAGTGCTCACTTTCCTCTCCCGCGACGTAGATGTGGTCCTTGGTCTTTTGGAGGGTTATGTTGTCGAAGAAGTCAAGGTACCTGCTGACGTAAACCTTGGAGGAAGGGATCTCGGTCCAGGTTGCTGCGAAAACTTCGAGCATGATCTCAGGCATGTCATAGAGTTCACTGTCCGTGACGTTGACCCCCAGACGCTCGAGGGCTCTGGCAGCTTCACCACCAGACGCTGCCCCTCCGGAGTGATGTCCTTCAGGCAATCTAAATGCCGTGGTTGTGGTGCTGAAGAAAGACCAGATGCCCTCAAGGAAACCACTAAGCGTGCCGTTGGTGAGCTTGAAAGACTTACCAAGAGTTTTAGACCTGATGTCGCGTTCAATGGTTGCGTTGAAAGCGAGCGATGTGCCCAGGTCATTAAAGGCATGCGCGTCTGTGACGGCACCACGTATAATCGAAGTGCCATTGATGTTCACCTTGCGCGAGTTGGCGGCGAGCAGGGCAAAAACCTGCGACACCTGATAGTGGGTGTCGGAACGGCTGCTGACGTAGGTGGTAATCTCGTTGAGCAAATCCGTTGGGACGTAGTGGTAGACCATCGAGTCCCGGATAGTACGGATGATCTTCCTCTTAGCCTTGGCTCCTCCCCAAGATTGGATGACGTGCTTCTTGAGGGTGGGTATGAGTTTGAAGATGGATGCGAAAGAAGGGACAATTGACATGCCCGGCGGGCAATACTTGTGCTCGTAGACGACGCTGCCAATCCGCATCTGCTTGGCGGCCAATTCCTCACCAGACATTGTCGCGTTGCTGATGTTGAAGGAGCGAACAACACGGATAATCTTGAGGGGGCCACGTTCATCAAATACATCCCTAACGAAATGAACTCCGTTGAACATGTAATCCGGCTCAGCCAGCCAACTAAGAACACCTGCGGCATCGTGACAATAAGAATTGGTCGAGCCATTGACGAAGCTCATAGTGAGCTTACCCTTGAGACCAACATCGCCGTCGGAATGCTTGATGGACTCAGGGTTACCGAAATCCCAGAAAGTCTCCGTGTCGTCATCATGGTAGTCCTTCCCGAGTGGCAATGGGTTGGGGAGGACCATGCAGAAATACGCTACCTGCATCCCGTGTGAGAGCATGCCGCGACAAGCCTGCTCAAACGAGAGGTCATAGACTTGGTTGGCGAAACCCACCTCACTGCCATAGGCGCAGTTGATGAAGCCGTCGAAGCAACGGTTATTAAGAACATTGTCCGGTGCATCTTTCTTCTGCAATGCTACGCAGTCCGTATTGCCGAACAAGTTGCAACCGTGTACCGCGTGGGCGGGGAGGCTGCGTGCCATGTTTGCACCGATCTCCAAGTGGGCCCTGGGTGGGCGGTAGCACTCCCCGAGGAGCTCGGCCAGCTTCATGTAAACATGATTCGGTTTAGCTTTCGCCACTTGCTCCGGGGTCATAGTGGCGAGTAGCGCGTGGTCAGTAGCAAAATACTGGTTGAAGACGCGGTACGCCTTAGTGGCCTCATGAGTTGTGAGCATGAAGGGCACCTTTATGGCCTTGGAGACCCGGAGGTTTATGTCCGCCATGGCGTTTCGACCCGCGACTTCGAGGGTCTCCCTGATGACACTGTCAGGGACGTCTTCGTAGAAGGCAGGGACACTGCCTTCTGAGTAATGGACGGTGGTACCGCCCCTTTGCCGCTTAATAGCGGACTTTTGAGTATGTTTATTGAAAAGAAGCATACTTGCGATATAGTACTAATGTAC